GCGGTGATGGTCAGTCACACGACTTGTGTGTAAAATGAATTCTCTCTTCTCCGATTTCCCTCTTTCGTTCTGGTTATCCTCTCAGTGAGTCCCAATCAATTCCAAAAGTGAAAATGACTGGATTTAATTTTGTGAAGCTCAAACTCCTCAATCACAACGCGATCAGCGTCAACATCGTCTCTCCAATGTCAAGTGCAGTCGTACTCTCAACCTCCGCGGTGATATACGACTCCGTGACATCTTCGATCGTGACTGTCGACTCTGGAACATCCATGATGGCCTCGAACATCCAGTTGCCTGCCGTCGACCCTGCGGCCGGGGCCATGATCGAGCGCACGACCGTCGTGGCGCCGTTCACAGCCAGCTTGACAAGCGCAGCGCCTGGGGCGCCGACCTGGTTCAGTGCGGTGCCGGAAGCCCTCAGCAACCAGCGACCTGCAGACACCAAGAAATTGCCATTTGGTGTCGATCCGCCCTGAATCTTGACATCACGTCCTTCGATCTTGTTCAGCGGGAGTGCGCCTGCCTGATCACCAAGCTTCGTCGGCAAGGCCGCCGGCAGCGTGGCAATCGTCGGGACCGCTGGGTCTCCGTAGCAGTACATCGCACAGCAGCGCTTGTGCCGGTAACCCGGATCGTCCGCCGGGTTCCAGAAACGCACAGCAAGCTCGATGTAGACGCGTCCGACGTTGAACGAAGCGGACGTGCCCATCGATGTGGCAACCTGAACGGTGCCAGCTGAGCTCCAATAGCGGGATGTGCCGCCATGCTGCATAAACTTCCGCGAGTGTCCAAACTTGCGCGGGTCAACGTACAGATGCAACCCTCCGTTCGTTCCGGCTCCACCAACGAGTCGATGACGGGCACGCGTCGCCTGGTCATACGAGTAGGGGTCCTGGTCCGAATCCGGGTTGTACGTCAGCGCAATCGAGCCACCTTCTGTCAGGGGCATGTTTGGCATGAAGTACCAGTGCACTCCGAGGATCTCGAACTGCGAGTACTTCTTCATTTGATCACGAATCTGGGACGTAAATCGTGAATTGGTTGGGTTCAAATCGAAACAGTAGTCCTCTCCGTAAAAGTCCTGAACATTCGAAACTGGCACCACCTTGACTTCAAAGTCAAAAGTATCCTGCCCAGCTTCTGGCTTGAGGTCAGCCCGCGAGCCTCCGTCATCTCGACGTCGAGCTCGGGCTTCGCTGAACAACAGAGCCAACGCGCGATTCTCATTCTTGCTGAGCCCTGCGCGCTTGGAACGTCCGGAGACGGATTGCTTGCTTCGCTTCGCCATGTTGTGATCGTGATTGAAAAACGATTTTGGGGAAAGAATTCATCCGGGGCCCACACGCCAGCCCCGGGACTGTGGCTGCCAGCTGACCAGGCTGACAGCCACTCGCGTTCAGTGCTGATTCCACGGCTTACGCCGTGGAACCAGCACTGGACGCACCGCTAGTGGAAGCGGTCTCACTGCCGTCATCATGTGCAAATCGACACTTGGATCCAAACGTGCAGCGACCGGCTGCGAAATGGCGACAACGTGGCTTCACGCCGAGCGTTCGAGCGGTCTTCGAAACGTCCGGCTTCTTCACGTCGCGCGGCTTCTTCTCGCGCCTCGCTTGTTTGTTGAAATCCTTCAGGTCGGCCTCAGCTTCCTCAGCTGTGTACTCCGGGTCTTCTCCCGGGATGTACATGTCATCAATTTGACGAGGCATGTGTTGCACCTTCAGCGGCAGCGCGCCAATGCAAGGCACGGTCATGTAATGACCGCGCGTCTCAGCCCACATATCCAGCAACTCCCAATCGAAATCGGGCACTTCGTTCGCAAAATACTCATCCATCCATGCGCCCGGCGTGTTCTCCGGAGCAGCATCCGACAGCTCAAAACCTGCTCCCAGCGTGGTCGGGGCAAAGTCTCGGGCTCGATATGCCAGATACTGCGGATCCAGGAACGCCTGCGTTTGCCGGAACAACTCTCGCACCAACGGACCAACATGTGGTGTGTTGCGATCAGTCTGCAAATACGCATACGCCTTGGCTGCGATGATGGACTCAGCGACGGCACTCTTGGACGCCGTCGCGTGGTACTTGGACAGTGCACGTACGGGATCAGTCATGCTGCTGCTATCGCCGTACCAACCATAGTACAAACGACCGCAAAACGTGGCTGGATCACCACGCTGCACAATACTGACCTCCACATTGAACCCCATGATATCAGCCGCACGTTGGACTGATTCCGGGCGAACATCATCGGATATGGTGTCATCACCCATAAAGATGCCCAAGCCTTCGAACGCCTCTTCAGACGAATGGCCGTCAAATGTACGTGCCAACCACAACGTAAATGCGGTTAGAAATGTGTTGCCGTCAGACGTAAACGGCTCACCCGACATGCGGCGATGCCACTGCTCGAGAACGGACCCGAGGAGCTGGATCCTGTTCCCATGCATCGCGCGCAGCCATGGCTTCATCTCATCCCATGCCTCATCACAAAATGCTCGACGCAAAATGACATCAACCAGCTCGCGGCAGACAGCGGTCTGACTGCCATCGAAAGCTGAGAAATCACTCTGTGTGATGAACTGTGCCTTTTGCATCATCTCACAAACGTACTGCTCGAGATGCCGGTGTGTGACACCGGACGCACTGAAGAACACAGCTGACTCTGGTCGAGTCTGGCGGGACAAAACTCCCCTCTCATAGAAAAATGTGCGCATACCCAGCAGGGCCCTGGTAAGATTGTGCTTCTTCTCCTTGGACATAGGCACAAAATAACGCAATTTCTGAGCGAGCTCGTCTTTGACTGATGCGTAAAGTGTTTCGTCTTCATCGAATACAGGGCCATCGACCATTTCCATCGCCTTTGTACGTCCGACACCGTCCTGGTGATCGACGACCTCTTCATGGGTAGCGAGATGGGCCTGATGGGCGTATTCATCTGGAATGATCAGACGAGCAAATTGCGCAAATTTGTTGGCTAGGAAAGATGAGTATTCCGGAACCGCTTTGCCCTTGTTGGGCACAACAGTGCGAATGGCAATGGCGGCAAGCCCATTACCAGATGAGTGCAACGGAGCATACAAACCCTCAATGATCGGATTCATAATCGCACACATCCCGCGCCGTGCGTCTTCATCAGACGGAAGCGGATGAAATGCCACAAACCGCAGCGGTTCAACCTTGAAAGGTGCTGTGTCCGT